CTGCCCGTCGCGCCCGTCGCGCCCGTCGCACCCGTGGGCCCGGTGGCTCCAGTAGCGCCCGCCGCACCATTGCTGCCGTTTGATCCGGTCGCACCCGTCGGTCCCGTCGGTCCCGTCGGTCCGGTTGCGCCTGCACTGCCAGTTGCGCCCGTGGCGCCCGTGGCGCCCGCTGGGCCAGTTGGTCCGGTCGGACCCGTGGGACCCGTGGGACCAGTTGCGCCGCCGCCAGTCCCGACGCCGATGTTCTCCCGCGCCTGTAGTTGCTGCGCGTCGCTCAGGCCCTGCACGCCGTCGTAGCGCACATAGCGCCCATCGCCGCTAGGCATCTGCTCCGATGGCGTAACGTCCGCCGCGCGTGTCCGATTGCCGCGCACAATGGCGCGTCCCGAGTGCGTGACGATTACGTCGTCCGCATCGGTCAGGCTGTACGACTCGCAGTCATAGACCCACTCGACACGATCGGCGCCGACGAGCCATAGCTCGCTGACGCTGGCGCCTATCGTTACGTCGATACCATCGGCGCCGAATGCAAGCGCCAGATTCGCCGCGCCGTTATGCGACAGGATCGCGATTACGGTAGGCGTCGCCGTCGCATCGCGGATGTGCATGCGCAGACCGCGCCCAGCGCTGACGAGATCAGCAGCCGGGAGCGTATGCGTGTACGTCTGCCCCTGGTAGATCAGGAGATCGTGTGCGACGGTCATTAGCGCATCCGGTTATTTGCCGCGCGTGGCGCAGCAGAATGAATTGGTGGCCCGGTGTTAGCCGGGCCGGGTGTTACGTGCGCTTGCCGAGCAACAAAGTCTTGGGGCGCGTGCAATAGGACAGAGCATTCATCTGAGTCTCCAGATGCACGCCCTTGCCGTTCTGTGCGAGGTATTGCCGGGCATAGCGCGGGAGGCCAAGCGTGTTCACGGTCTCGACCCAATCAGCCGGACCATTGACGGTACGGAAAAGACCAGGGACGCCGACCGGGAATATGTGGCACTTGTCGGTGTTGACCATTGCCGATGCACCATTCTTGCCTCGGTAGTTTTCCCAGACAATGCCGCCGAACTCAAAAGCGCCGTAGATTTGCTCGCCATTCGGATAGACGTAGCCATTCCGCAACACCTCGGCCATCGGGGTGTTTTTGTACGAATTGACTACCTCGACATTGCCAAGCAGGTCATCGAAGAACGCGTCGCCGCAGAATGCATGCACGCCCGAATACGTGATGCCGCCGAGATTGTCTGCGATCTTGCGGACGGCGCCAGCGCACGCCTTGCGCAAAGCGCCAGACGCAGGGGATGCGTTGTCCAGATCGAAGTCAATTTCCGATTCCTGAGAGACGCCGAACTCGGTAAACAGGTTGTAAAGCGTGCTGCCATCGGCATTCAAAATCGTGCCCTTGACGGCGCCAAGGCGCTGCAATTCAAGCGTTGGATCGAGCGAAAGCATGGCGTGATCTTCAAGCCGCTCATTCAGCAGCGCCTGAACCGTCATCACATCAGACTCGCTGCCGAACGCGCGGACATTCTGCACCTCGTCAGCGTTGACGAAATCGTCAATCTGATAGTGCGGAATGGACAGCAGGCGCGCAACGCTTTTGCGTTTTGCGATTGCTTCGCCGGGACCGCCTCGGCTGCTCGGGTTGACCATTGTCAACACGCCGCCACGTTCCTCGATCATAACTGACGTGGTGGCAACGCCTCGATTACCCCAGTCGATCAGGGTTCCCGCGCGGCCTGGAACAAACGGCGCCTTGTTGATGGCGTCGGTAAGAGAGATGACGCCAAAAGCGTCCTGCGTAAAAACATTGAGACTGGGCATTTCGTATCTCCAGAAACGAAAAAGCCCGCACTAGGCGGGCTCTTTGTGGCTATTGAATTCCGTTTTACCGGATGATGATTCCGCGTGCGGCGAGACTGGCCGTTGCAATCGCCTTGTTGGCGTCACTGATTCCGCTCGGCCATGTCAATTCATCTCCGTTGACAACGGTCGCGCGGGCCGTGACGGTGCAACCAACATCTGTCGATGTGGCATCAGTTCCGGCATACAGAATTGCCTGTGCGATTTGCGTGCCATCCGTAGCCGCCGTATCCAGCGCCTCGTAATCTCCGCTAGTTACGGCAACGGTCCATTCGTCACCGGCCGCAAAATCGGTCGAGCCATCCGCGACAGTTACCGTCAGGTGATCGGTTACGGTTGCGCCACCGCCTACCGTGATGGCTCCGCTTGCGGTATTGGCCCGAGCCTGGATGCCGTCTGGGTCAATCAGGTGGAACGTACCGGCATTGGTCGCAGCGGCAACGCACCGCAGTCGATAGGTTCCGACTTTCGCGCGGGCGCCAATGGTTGCGGCAATGGTGATCGTGCCGTTGCCAGTCGGGGTTCCGACCGCCACAGCAGCGCCTGCGGACAGATTGCGGCCGAGCACTTCGCCCGCATCGCAGTTTTGCCCAGTGTTGAGCGTTCCGTTTTCACGGCAGTACAAGGGCGACGATTCAAAAAGCAGGTAGCCGCCAGCATGCGTGGTCTCAGTGAGAGCCATTTCATATTCTCCAATTAACGCCGCAGATGTGATGCCGTGCCCGCTGCGGCTACGCGGTGTCGGCTACGAATCGTTGTCCCGCTGACGCCGGCGGAACCAGAAAAAATGGGTTCTTTTGCCTGCGCGCTTTCGCGCTGAGGCTGGGCCGTTATCAACTCCGGCCCATCCTCTGCCTTAGCCGCGAGCAACTGAGCCCGCGCAGTTTCAATATCGACACCACGCGCCGCGTATTCGGGCGCCACGTCAGGCAGGCCCGCTGCCGCGCAGATCGTTGTGAGTTCGCGAGCCACTGCGATTCGATCCGCCGCCGTATCCGGCGTAACTCCGGCAGACGGAGCGAGTAGTGCGGCAATCATCTTTGCAGGCAGCCCGGCAGACGCCAGCGCATCGGCAACCATGCCGCGAGCGATACGCGCTTGATCCTCTGCGGATAGCGCAGGAGCGGGCGCAACCATCTTCGGCTCCGGCTCGGGCGCCACCACTTGCGGCTCTGTTTCGTCCGGCTGCGGCACGTCCTCGGGCACATCGCTCGGCGTTTCGGAAAGCGCACTTTCGACGGTGCCGATGGCGTCAGCAAGCCCGGCGACAATTGCGGCAGGGCCGAAGTAACAGCCGGCCTGTTGAGCGCGCACATCGTCTGCGCTGATCCCGCGATTGGCCGCAACGGTTTCGATGAAAATATCCGCGAGCCGGTTAACCTCGGTTTGCACATCAGCGCGTGCGCGCTCGCTCAGCGGGGCATGCGGCGATAGGTCCGCCTTTTTCTCGCCCGCAATGACGTGCGTGTATTTGATTCCATAGTTGTCGTACATACGGCTAACGTCGATGTGCGTGGAAATCACACCAATGGAACCGACGCCGCCAGTCTGCGGCATCACGATTTGATCGGCAGCGCTGGCGATGGCATAGGCCGCGCTGAATGCCGCATCGTCTGCATGCGCAATGATCGGCTTGATGCCGCGCGCTGCCGCGATCTTGCTGACCAATTCAAAGCAGCCTTGGGACGCGCCGCCGCCACTGTCGATGTGCAGCACGATCTGAGAGATTCCGGCATCGGCAATCAGCGAATCAAACGCGGCGCCGATCACATCGTATGCGGTTCCGCCGTAGAACCAGACGTAAAAATCCCAACGCGGAAACAGCGGGCCGTGAATCGTGATCGTGCCAACGCCATCCTTAACGCTGATCAGATGCTCAGGCTGCGAGCCCGGCCAAGCGAATTCACCACTTGAGTCGGCGCCATATCGCTGTTTCGCGTCAGCCATTTGAGCCGCTGCAATGAGTGAATCCATGCAGGCGGTTGTCATCAACATGGGGCGATTCGCGATTGCCGCGAGTGCCTGCGCTGGCGTAATCGTTTGACCGCGTGCGCCGAATAGGCGTGAAAGGATGCTCATGGATTCTGGTTGTCCTGTGGCGCCATCTGCGGCGCTTGTTTGTTTGCGTTGCGTCCGTCCGACGTGTAGCTGAGTCCGGCAGCATCAGCTCGCTCGTTATCTGCCTTTTGCTCTGCGTCGATCTCGTGCGGGTCTTCGCCGCGCCGCAATACCAGCCGCGAACGGCTTGTGAGTCCGGCAGCAATCGCCTTTTCGTCGGCTGTCACATCCTGCACCGGATGCGAATACGGCCAACCTTCAGGCATCCACAGCGTCTTGCGGTAGTAGTTAGGCCGCGTCGCGTAATCGGGTGCCGCGAGTTTCCCGGCCAGCACCGCTTGGTCCCACCATGCGTCTCGGATGCGCTGGCAGAATTGCGGGATGAAGTACAGCCAAAGGTCCATCTCAATCAACCGATGGAACTCCAGAAGAATCAGTTTCAGCGCGCGGTCGGATACGTCGCGCAGATCGCCGGTCAGCAACTCGGCTGGAACGCCGACGCGTGCTGCTACTGACAGCAAGCCGAATCGCATGAAATCGGCGTAGTCCGTTCCGGCGCCCGGTGGCGTCGAGAAGGACATTTTCTTGCCAGCCGGAAGTTCACTGATCGTACCTGGCTCAAGGCTAATAACGTCTGTGCCGTCCGGATCGGTCGATGCTTTCGCCTCGCCGAGCACGCCATCAGTGCCGGGGCGGTCGCTCTCAAGGAATCCGGCGAACAGGTTGCCGATCTGGATGCGGTAGTTAACGTTGTCGCTGATCCGGTCCAGGTTGTAGAGCTGAACCGCGACGCCTGCCAGATCACTGATCCCGCGCAATTGACCGGAGCGAAGTGGGCGGTACAGGTGAATGATTTGCTCGGCAGGGATGCGCACCAACTCGCCGCCGTTGATGGTTGTCATCATCGACGTATCGCCGGGATGGGCGCGGTACATCCAATACGCGACGCGCCGACCAATGCCGTTGAACTCGATCCCCTCGCGAATCGGGTTGCCGAATACCGATGTGGCGTAGTAACTGCGCGGGCACTGCTCGGACTCGATCAATTGGATTTGCAGCGGAACCGGGAGCCCGTCTTCTTCGCGGCGCGGGCGGATGCGTGCGAATGCCTCCCCACACTCTTTCCACTCGCGAGCGCCAAGCGCCTGTTGAGCTTTGAATACAAGAACACCATCGGCGTCAGATACATTTTCCCACTCGCCCCACAGTGCGTCCTGTATGGCGCGCTCAAGCTCGGTCCCATTGACGGACTTTGCCTGAATGCCGGAGGCGATCATGTTAGAGACGTAGCGGTCAACCGACGCGCCAGCCCACGGATTATTTCGGACCAGATCGCGGACGCGGGCGGTAATCGAGTCAGCGGAGCCGCCGATGTTTGGACCAATGGCAGACGGGCGCCACGCACGCAAACGCCTGCCCGTGCCGCTCGCTTGATACGCCGGCATCGGTCCTGCGGATTCGGTTGTCATCAGTAGCCTGTGCCGCCCTGTGCGACCCGGAATAGATGCCGCTTGCTCGTGTTGCCTTGCAGCGCGGAAATCTGAGCCTTGAGATCGGAGATGTATGCGTCCAACTGGCCGGCATTTGCCGCCGTGTATTTCAGCGTCCGACCCTGATACGTGCGCAACTCGACCGACTGCCCAAGCGCAACTTTGTGCTTCGCGATCTCGGCTTCGGTCAGCCACGTTTGTAGTTGCGCCAGCGTAGCCATTAGCCGCCCAAGTATTTGCTTGCAGACCGTATCAACGGCCTGCGTGTAATTGTCGGTTGCGGTGCGCCATTACCTGCGCTCACCTCGCTGTTTCGGTCCCACTCAGCCGCCCATGCTGGCGGGTTATCCCAGTCGATGCGCTCGCCCTGCAATCGTAGATACGCGGCCTCGGCGTAGACGCACAGGTCTATCGACTCGTTTTTCGCCGAGTGGCTCGCCTTGCGCCAGCCCGCTGACGTGCGGACCTCTGCGGTTAACTCCCGCACGTGCGCATCGTCCATCCATCGCGGGATGTGCCAGTAACCAGGACCAGGCGCGGTGCGCTCCAGGTCGGCAGCTAGCGTGTCCTTTAACTCGTTGACGTTGACGTAACACACCGGCACATCACCCGCAGATCCGCTGTCGCGATCCTTTCGCCCGCGCGTGTCCGGGTATTGATCCGGCAGCATTCGCGGCCCGGTGTCGCGACCTTTCAATAACCGGAACCGCCCATCCTTTCCTTCGCGCGCCAATTTGCGATGGAACTCATAGGCGCGATTGCTAACACCATCCTCGCCACCTGAATCGCATACCGTCAGCCTGACACGCATCACTCGGCCCGAGCCATCGGCGAGCGGATAACTGCGCTCGATTGCCTTTTCCTTTAGCCGCCCCCAGTCCTCTACATAGCCGGACGGATCAATCGGGTATGGCTTGCCGTCAGGATCAAGGCGTGCCGACGACTTCAGTGCGTAACGATCAACAATCCATTTTTCGCGGTCGCGACCCCATGCAACCACCTGGATCACAAAACTTCGGCGTTTCCCGGCCTGAACGTCCACTTGAGCCGTTAGGAAGCGGGCGCCGTAAGGCACCACTCCCTGTTGCAATTCGGTGCGGCGGCCAACGATTTGATCCGCATCCTTTCTGCCTCGCGCAGACGGCGGAATAAACGGAATTGCCTGATCTACGTTTGCCGTCGTCTTTAGTGGCTTGACCTCGCCGGTCCTTGCGTATTGCCCGACCGCCTGAACGTACCGCTCGACCAACGAGCCCCACGACTGGTATGCGGCAGCGACGCCACCTAGCCAGAATGACGGGACTCGCACATCTAATAGCTCGCCGGTAATGGCCCCATCGGCGTGCATCTTCTGGCCCTGTCCGACCCATCGGCCAGCCAGGAGCATTTGATTTTTCCATCGCTGGTCAATCTGCACGCCGCAGTGCGGGCACCATATGCACTCATGCTGCAGCGATATTGCGCGCGGATCTTCAACGCGGGTGCGTTCTACCAGTTCATCAAACGACGGCAGCATGAAAAGCCCGATGCCCGGCGCTGCGCAGAATGGCTCTTTGCATTCCGGGCACGGCCAGTAATACATGCGCCGGTCGCCCATGTTGTATAGGCTGGCGATGCCCTCAGCGGGCGGCGCCTCGTGCGGGTGTTTCGCGACCCATTGCGGGTCGTCGTAATCTTTGGCAGGACTTGACTCGGCAACGCAGAACCCAGAGGACATATAGGTTTGCGTGCGCTTAATGACCAGGCCCCACGTTTCACTTAGCGCCATGTCTCCGGTTGCGTTGTCCGCGTCCAGGATCAGTGCGCGCCTAATGTCCTTACCGCTCGTTTGACCGAGTGACGGCCAGCCGAAGCGGATGTTCATCCCGCTGCGAAACGTTTTCAGATACACGTTATCGTCATGCGCACGAGTCGATATGCGTTTCGCCAGTTCTGGCGATCCGTGAATCGCTCGGCGCATGCGCGTCTTGCTGTAGTCCTCCGCGTCGTCCTTCGACTTCTCAAACACCATGCAGTCTGCAGGGTCATCGACAATCGAATAGGCCATGACGCCATCGCCTAGCGCAATTGTCTTTCCTGATCGCGCCGGACCAATGAAGATCAGCCCTTCATAGCGGCGCGACCGAACCAAGTTGACTGGCTCGACCATGTAAGGCGCTGTGCTCGGGTTCCAGTATTCGCGGGCACCAGACGGATTGACGATGCGCAAGTTTCGCGCGATTGACTCGGCGACGGTCGTTTGCTGCGGCGGTTTGATCATGTCGGATATTCCGCGCCGTATCTCACGCGCGGAGCCGTACACGACTTCAACCACTCATTTGCTCCGGTTCGTCCTGCTGCTCAGACTCAAACTGCGCATACAGGCGCTGGCGCTCAACCGTTATCTGTTCGTGCATCGCCTCGATTTGCTCGGGCCGCAGATGCACGCGGCGCTCAAGCACGTCCGGCAGCGTGTCGAGGAATTGCACGAAGCCGCGCGCCATCTCTGCCATCTCGGCGTGAACCTCGATAGCCGGGATCAACTGCCGCGCCTCGGCCTCAACAGCCATGCGCTCGCGCTCGGATTGATACCAAGCGCGCCGGTCCATTGGCTTCAAATTTCGCGGGTCGATTGAACCCTCGCCATCGGTCGCGCCCTGCGGCAACAGGCAGGCTTCGCAGACTCGGCGACCTTCATAAACCGGGTAGCCATCACGCATTCCAGCCGGTGCGATGTTCGCGTCGGCGATGCGTTTTGAGACTGTTTTTCTGTCCATGCACAGCAGTTCAGCCGCACGGGAGATTGACACCAGTCGCAATCGTTCGCGCTGGTTTAGCAATTCGCCCATGGAATCAATCACTTACCGTATGTTAGGAAGCGCTTATATTGCTTTGGTGGTGCGGCGCATAGGGGCAAAAAATGGTCGTTTTCCGCGTTCCTTCGCCC